CCTCTTGGGGCCCCGTTTGGGGCCCCTTTTCTATGGGCGATCACGCCCGTGCAATTCATGCACATAGGTGGTTAGTCTCCTCACCACGTTGACCCTCCTCCCCTAACAGTGTATGACTTGATGTACACTGTTATTTAATACTAGTAGAGATCGCTCCGATGCAGTGTTTTAGCGGAATCGAACTCGGTTCAGGCGATATCGTCCCTTGCGGCCAATGCATTAATTGCCGCATCAACAAGGGCCGTCGTTGGACGGGCCGTCTCCTTCTCGAACACACATTCAACCCGTCGGTCTGGCCCAACGCCGACTGGTTCTTGACCTTCACCTACGCTCCTGAGCATGTCCCGGTAGCTCCCGAATCCGGGGAGCTGACCCTGCGGAAGAAAGCGTTTCTCAAGTGGATCAACAACTGTCAGCGTGATCTAGGTAAGCTCCGATACCTGGCGGTCGGCGAATACGGCGACAAATTCAGCCGCCCGCACTATCACGCTATCGTGTTCAACCAACCCGAGGAACAAATCCTCGACCTCTCCGAGCGCTGGCACCGCTATGGCTTTACCCAACATGCCCCGTTTACCCGGGAACGCGCGAGCTACATCACCGGCTACACCGTCAAAAAGCTCAACGGTGACCGTCAAGCAATTGCAGCTCAAAAAGGTGTGGAACCGGAATTTAGGACTTCGTCGCGCATACCGCCGATCGGTTCATCCTGCCTACCGGTCTTACTTCATCAATATGGTTCAACAGCTGGAAAGCATGTCCTCGCCCGTAACGGCGACGTGGCCCGCACGTTTCGCTTTAGCGGAAAGATATATCCGTTCGATCCGTACATTCTCCGAAAACTCAGAGGTGCCCTAGACATCCCGCAGACTCACGCCGGCAGAATTGACGCCTGCGAAACATATCTTCAGTATCACAACGATGAGGCCGCTCAAATATGTCCGATAGAAGCCCAGGCCGCGAGGACTCGCTATGCCGCGAAGGAAAAAGTCAAAAGGTCGATCACCCCGCGCCTCTAGTCGCGGCCCTCGGAACCCTCCTTCAACTAAGCGACCACGCCTTTCTCGAACTGCTCGGCTCACCGAGCGACGTCCACGTAACCGTCGGGAACCACTACATCCGGCTCCGCTCCTTGCGGTGCCGGGGGATGCCCGAAACCAAATGCGGCGTCGATCCCGCAACCGGCGAGATCAAGTGCGACCACGCACGCCCGCCAAACCGCCTCGACTGCCGACAGCCCTACTGTTCGCACCAGATCGAAATGCGAAGGCGAACCGCAAAGCGCCTCAGGCAAGTCCTTGCCAAAAGCGCAAACAAGCTCGCCGAGCTGTGATAATCGCCACCGGACACGGTGGCCGTAACGGCGTTACGAAATACGCCCCTAGGAGAAAGTGCTAATGGCCCTCTCACTCGCTGCCGCAACCCTCGGAGCTGCCGGCATTGGTGCCGGCGCCTCCCTGCTTGGCGGCAAGCAATCCAACGACGCATCCAAAAAGATGCTGCGAATGCAGATGAACGAGTCAATCCAACGGAGGGTGAAAGATGCCCGAAAGGCAGGAGTCCATCCATTGTTTGCACTGGGTGCGTCTGTTGGCGCTAGTCCAACGTCAGGTATGGGTGACAGCGGAATTACGGCGGCAGGCGACGCCATTGCATCCGGCCTCAAAGGTTATTCCCGTGCTAAAGCTTCGGAAAGACAGACACGGATCAACGATGCGGTCGCTAAAGCTCAAGTCGGTTCCGCGAATGCCTCTGCCGCCCGAGATATTGCAGAAGCTCAGCTTCTTGATTCCGAGCGAAAGCGAACGGAAATAGATATGTACTCTCGGGGCCGGGACGCCTACAACCCTTCCCGAATGGAGTCGTACATGGTCGGCCCGCAACCCGGTAATCCGGAACTCGGCCCGCATACCGTCGTTCCGGTTGAGCAGCAGGCTCAGCAAAAGACCAACCCTAACGTCCAGGCCGGCATCGGCCCGGCCTGGGTCGAGCGCTACGACATCGGCGGCTACACAATCAAGGTTCCTCAGGAAGACTTGAATCTCGATTTCGTTGCCAACCTTTCTGGCGGCTGGCAGATGCTGCAAAACCGAGTCAAAGCCGCCGTCAACAAAGGCAAAAAGGTTTTCCGTGTCCAAGGCAAGGATGGGCGGTACCATACGTTTAAGGTCATGCCCAAATCCAAGCGCAAAATCGCCGAGGAAACCCGGGTCCGGCGTTTCCGTGGCGGCTCTTATCCGTACAGGTGACATATGGATTTCTTCGAATCTCTCGGGCGCCTCATGGCGTCCGTGTTCTGGATCGCCATTTGGGCGATTCTCATCACGGTCTTTGCAGGATCGTTCATCGCAGGAGTGCTTCGCTATGCGTCGTAAACGTGGTTTCCGTCGTCGTTCTCCGTCTCGTCGTCGCCCCGTTCGTCGGGGTCGTCGTTCTACTCGCCGGATGCGCACCCCCCGCTCGGGTCGCATTGGCTTTCGAATCTGAGGTTCCCAATGAAGCGATCCAAGCACAATCTCTCTCATTACCGTATGCATACGGCGAAAATGGGCGAGGTCTTTCCTATCGCCTGTGTCCCGGTGGTCCCCGGCGACACGTTTCAGCACGGCACCTCGATGCTGGTCCGTGCTGCTCCTCTCAACACCCCCGTCATGCACCCGGTGCAGATCAGGGTGCATCACTTCTTCTGCCCGAATCGGATGCTGTGGTCCGGATGGGAAGATTTCATTACTGGCGGCCCGGATGGGAACGATGCCAGCGAAATCCCCGTTATTGCCGGCCCCAACTCCAAGAAAAACCTGTTCACCTACCTCGGTGTGCCCAACGTCACCGGCGCCAGCTCCAACAGTTTCAACGCGCTCCCGGTACGGGCCTATAACCGGATCATCAATGAGTACTACCGCGATCAGGATCTTGTCGCGGAACGTGCCGTCGGTGACACCTCATTGGCCCGCTGCGCGTGGGAGAAGGATTACTTCACGACCTCCCGCCCGTGGACGCAGAAGGGTCCAGCCGTTACCGTCCCGGTCGGCGAATCCGCGCCGGTCGTCACCGATCTGTCGGTTCCGACGTTCAATGAGATCGGCTCCGGCGCCAATCTGGGTAACCTTCAGGCCAACCCAAGCGCGGGTGATGTCAACGGTCTGAAGGTGCAGAACAACCCGTCTCAGCTCACGGACGTTCGTTTCGGCGGCAACACCGGTCTGATCGCCGATCTGGCCGGCGCCACCGGAGTTGATGTAAATCAATTTCGGGAAGCCTTCGCGATCCAGCGCTATCAGGAAGCGCGCTCCCGTTACGGGTCTCGGTTCACCGAGTACCTTCGATACCTGGGCATCACCCCGTCGGACGCCCGTCTTCAGCGTCCGGAATACCTCGGCGGCGGTACGTCCCGCCTCCAGTTCTCCGAGGTGCTCCAGACTTCACCCGGTGAGGAAGGTGAGGCCGGCGTGGGCGATCTGTACGGCCACGGTATCGCCGGCGTCAAGGCACCGAAATATCGGTCGTTCTTCGAGGAGCACGGTTTCGTGCTCACGCTCTGCTCGGTGCGCCCCCGCGCAACCTACCTCAATGCGGTTCCCCGCGAATTCCTGAAAACGACCAAGGAAGACTACTTCCAGAAGGAACTCGTCCATCTCGGCCAGCAGGCCGTGGACGCCCGCGAAGTCAACGCCGCCAATGAGGCGTCTGAGTGGGGCTTTCAGGATCGGTACGACGAGTACCGTCAGCACTATAGCCAGGTCGGACAGGATTTCCGTGACACCCTGTCGTCCTGGCATCTCGGTCGGGACATCCCGGTGGATCAGGCGCTCAACGACGATTTTGTCGAGTGCACGCCGTCCGACCGCATCTTTCAAGTTGAAACCGGAGACAACCTATGGATCATGGCGAACCATCGAATCGTGGCCCGCAGACTCGTGCCGAAGCGCGCGCGGCCCAGAATCCTGTGACCGCCCCGGAACATTGGGGCGGCTACCCCGACCCGGAGCCTTGCAACCCCATGCCGCTTGATATGCCGTCAGGCATGAAACGCCCCGATACCCTTCAGGACATCGTGGCGCGGCTGCTCTATGAGGAAAAGCAACGCTCTGCGTCGGAAGGATTCGAGACTCCGGAGGAAGCCGACGATTTCGATCTGGACGATGATCCCGATGAAGTCG